CACTTGGACTGTCCCCGCCGGAGTCACATACGCAATCGCACACATCACCAGCGGTGGAGGCGGTGGAGCGAACCAAACCAACAACGCGACGGCTGGTGGTGACTCAAGCGTAGGTTTTGCCAGCGGGACAGTGAGTAGTGTCGGGGGGTATGCGATGGCCGTCACGGATGGCGGGCAATATTTTAAATGTTTGTCTGGCCGAGCGAATACGGGCGAGAGTGCTACGATAGGCGGAGCATACAACTATGGATACGGCTATTCAGAAAACGTGTCTTCAACCGAAAAAGTACACGGAGCGTCGGTTACTCCCGAAGAAGAAATCACTGTCACGGTCGGAGCAGGAGGAACGCAAGGTAGTCTTTACACCGGATACGTCCCTGGCCCAGGTACTGCAAACGGCGGCTCTGGCTATGTCTGGATTGAGTATTACGAGTAACGCATAAACACATACAAAATGGCACATTACGCAAAAATAGAGGATGGGGTTGTCACAGAAGTGATTGTAGCCGATGAGGCTTTTGTGAAAAAAATCGGTGGAGAGTGGGTACAGACATCATACAACACGCACGGAGGACAGCACCCAGACGGCAAACCAATGCGCAAGAACTTCGCAGGTAAGGGGATGATTTACGACAAAGACAGGGACGCTTTTTATATGCCCCAGCCCAAACCTGACTGGGTGTTTGACGAGGACTCATGCACTTGGGTTGACCCCAACCCTCCGACGATGAGCCCAGAAGAACTTCGCGCGGCGGCGTACCCCCCAGTTACGGAGTACATTGACGCCATTGTTGAAGGTGACCAGAAGAAACTTGACGAATACATCGCCAAATGTAAGGCGGTAAAATCTAACATTCCAACGCTATGAGCGAGCCAATTGCATTTTTACAGAACGGGAGCACAGCCAATATCACCGCTGCGCAGACCCCGCCTACGCCGATTCAGATTACCTCAAACTTCAGTGCTACGGGTAATATTCTGCCCCGCCTACAGTACCGTATTCTGAATACAGGCAGTGTTGTTGTGTTCCTTGGCGTGGGGCATACCGCGGCTGAAGCGACCGCCAATTCCGCTGTTGTTTCAACAGTTGGTAATGGGATACCTCTTTTGCCGGGTACTGATGAGGTGTTCAGTTTCCCTGGGGATTCGTACTTTACCGCGTCCATCGGGTCCGCCACCACTGCAGCCGTGTACATTACGCCCGGCGAAGGACTTTAAGAAAAAGAACCCGTACTGGCCCGGCTGACCAGGGAACTTAATTGTTCAATTTATGTCTGTAGAAGAAGCACAGTTAGCGGAACTTACATCCGCGCCGGAACAGGAAGGGACGGCCATACCTGCACCCGAAGTTACAGCGCCGGAAGAAACGCCAGTAGAGACGCAAGAAACTTCTAAAACATTTACACAGGAGGAACTTGACGCCGCCATTGGCAAACGTCTTGCAAGAGAGCAGAGAAAGTGGGAGAGAGAACAGCAGACGAAGGCCACAGAGCAACCCGCAGCGGTAGATGTACCGCCCGCCGATTACTTCGATACCGCGGAAGCCTATGCAGAAGCACTGGCTGAAAGGAAAGCCGAAGAGATTCTGGCAAAAAGGGAAGCGATGAAGCACCAGTCTGAAGTTGTTGCCGCTTATCACGACAGGGAAGAGAATGCGAGGGACAAGTACGACGACTTCGAGCAGGTCGCGTATAATCCCAAACTGCCTGTAACCGACGTGATGGCGCAGACAATACAGTTTTCAGAAGTAGGACCTGACATTGCGTATTACCTCGGGTCCAACCCAAAGGAAGCTGACCGTATCTCGAAACTTCCTCCACTCGTGCAGGCAAAAGAAATCGGACGGATTGAAGATAAATTGATTGCCAATCCGGCCGTAAAAAAGACAACCAGTGCGCCAGCGCCAATTGCGCCAGTCACTGCCCGGACGACCGGAAACCCTTCGTATGACACCACCGACCCGAGGTCGGTAAAGGCAATGTCAACATCGGAGTGGATTGAGGCTGAAAGGCAGCGGCAGCTCAAGCAGCTCGAAGCGCGCAGGAACCGCTAACAGAATAAACACTTACTATTATGTCCAACTCGATTCTTACTATCGATATGATCACGAGGAAAGCCCTCGAGATCTTCGAGAACAACCTTGTTCTCACCCGTAACGTCAACCGCCAGTACGATGACTCCTTCGCAAAAGAAGGTGCCAAGATTGGCTCAACCCTGCGTATCCGCAAGCC